CAAAACCCCCAAGTTCGTAGTGTCATTGTAGGGCAGATTACAGCAGGTGATTTAGGGGTTGTAGATTATGTAGATGAGATTACCCAGTTACAGGCAGCTAATAATGCTTGGTTCTTCTTAATTACTGATGCAGTAGATGATGCAGATAAAGAAGCTATTGCAGACTACATTGAAACACAAACAGCAGCTTACGTCTACTCAGATAGTAATGCAAACAGTTTAGTTTCCACTGATGCCACTGACTTATCCTCTATCCTACAAGCCAAGGGTCTCGTTAAATCCTTTGGTATGTTTGTAAAAGACAGCACTGTACTTGCTCCTGAGGCTGCTTGGGTAGGTCGATTTGCTAGTGCAGTTATTGGCAGTAATACTTGGATTCACAAATCATTGTCTAGCTTAACTCCTGAGAGTTTTACTCGTACTGAGATGACTACCCTCAAATCTAAGAACTTGCACTTCTATACCTTAGTAGGTCAAGACCCATCTATTGAAGGTAATGCTAATACAGTTGGTGGTGAGAAGATTCATGTCGTATTAGGTGCTATCTGGTTAGAGGTTAGACTTGCTGAACGTACTTGGAACTTACTCTACACCAAAGAGCGTTTAAACTACACCAACTCCTCTATCGAATTGTTTAAGACCGAGATTGTGACTGTCATTAATGAAGCTGTTGCATACAATATTTAACAGATGATGATGGTTTTAGTATCCAAGTCCCTGATGCCAACAAGCTTACCTCACAAGAACGTGCTAGTGGTTACTTAGGTAAAATTACTTTCCGAGCTAGACTAGCAGGAGCTATCTTATTTGTAGATGCTATTGAAGGTACAGTCTACACCTAATAATTAGTCATTACAACACAACAAAAACCAAAGGATTATAAATGTCTAACAACACATTAGCAAGTTACCGCCCCTCTGGCATTGTTATTGCTATCTCTCACTCCGAATCAAACACCTCTCATATTGTAGGTGGTATGGCTAAAGACAGTGTGGTCTCTATTGAATACCCTGAAGCATCTTGGGCTGAGAAAACACTTAACAATGGTGAGACTGTACGTACTCACAGTAAAGACAACACACTGCGAATGACTGTCCATCTAGACCAAACCTCAGCAAGTAATGACTACCTATCTGCTCTCTCTAAGTTTGATGAGAAAGATGTAAGTGGTTTAGCAGGTGTATTCACTTGTACCTTTGCTGACAAGTCAAGTCGTACTCACGCTTACTCTGCTCAATGTTTTGTCAAGCGTCCTATGAGTTATGAGTATGGCAGTGATACCTCTGTACGTGATTGGGTTATCGTTATGTCTAATGCTGACCAACACTTAGGTGGTAGTGGCAAGATTGACCCTGAGCTATTGGCATCACTAGAATCGTTTGGCGTAGTCATTGATGATACTTGGAAAGTTCAATAACAAGTATTTANTTCAATAACAAGTATTTAGTTCAATAACAAGTATTTAGTTCAATAACAAGTATTTAGTTCAATAACAAGTATTTAGTTCAATAACAAGTATTTAGTTCAATAACAAGTATTTGTTACAATAATATAATGTAAGGATTAGCAATGCTTTATACCTACGTACCCTCAGCAGTTAAGTGTTATATCTTTGGTGTAGAGCTTGTTGGTCTCTCTAAAGAGAACTTAGTCACTATAGAACGTATTGGTGAGTCTGTGGTGATGAGGAAAGCCCCTGACGGCTCTAATACAGCTTTTATTGATAACAACGACAGTTACCGTGTTACGTTCAACATAGAGCAAGTGAGTGAGTCTAATGAGTTCCTCCACACTATATACAAGCTACACAAACGAGTGGGTCTTAATTTAAAAATACCACTAAGGGTTTCAGAGAAGGTCTCCTTTGGAGGTACTCAGTTTACAGCCTTTGACTGTTTCTTTGAGATAGAACCTAACTCAGAGTTTTCAAGTGATACAACATCTAGGCAATGGGTGTTCATATGTAACAACGCAAGTTACCACTTAAAAGGTACATCTGATAACGGGTTTATCACTGACGCCCTACGCTCAACAATAAGAATGATTGAGTTATCAGAAGTAGCAGGTATTGACTTGTCTAATATAGAAGCATTGATTGATGTTGGTATTAATCAAGCTGAACAAAAACTAAAATCTTTGTTCTAATTGAGGTACTGATGAGCATATTAAAAGATATTAAAGACAAAGCAAAAAGCCTGATTAATATGTCAGAGCCTTATGCCGTTCGTAAAACTGCCCCTTATGATGCCTCTAAGAATAAGATTACTGTTGCAGGGTTTGTCTTAGATGGTGTTGTTACTAGCACACTCAACGCTGACACTTTAACAAAGCAAGAGCAAGGGATTGATTACTACTATACTACGACTGTACAGAACATTGAGCAGAGAACACTTTCTGTATCTGTGTTACCCACTGCAAGATGTTTACCTGTTTTAAGACTACTTGCTCTAAAGCAACAAGAGTCTAAAGGGTGGTTTAATATATCTGTACATGAGAATAATAGTATTGTCAATGTGTATCGCGGAAGCATACTTACTTTACCTGAGCTGGCTATGGCACAAGATGCAGCAGACAGAACGATAGTGTTCGCTGTTAAATCTATGTCGTCTAATACCGCAGTGATTGACCAACCCACTGAGTTTGAGCAAGAGAGCTATTCTAAATATGGTAACAGCCCAGATAAAGCTGGGGATGTTGTTACTATCAATGAAGATACAGGCATTACCACAACAGCATACGATGAAGCTGTTAGCGAGAGTCTATAAGACGTTAACTAACAAAAACCTATAAAATAATGAGTAATAACATGGCAGAGAAGAAATCTAATCAGAAAGCAGTCCCCCTTAACGGTAAGACTTACTTAATCAACGCCTACAAAGGTGTTAAAGGTTGGAGTTACTTACCTCGACTGGCTAAGTATGTATTCCCTTTTATCGGTTATATGTTCAATGAAGGTAAAGAGGACTCTGATGTTATTGAATCAGTAATGTCTTTGTTATCTGGGGAAAGTGCTGAAGAAGTCACTAAACTTATCATGGATATCGTTGACGATGTTCAAGTAGATAATAGTGGTATTGACTTTGATGAAGAGTTTGCACAGAACTATGACACCCTAATCCTTCTTGTGGTTGAAGTTATTAAGTTGAACTATTTTGATAGTTTTCAACGACTCGTTACGAATTTACCCAAAGCATAGGTAATCAGTCAACGAGGGTAAACACCCCAGAAGAACAGAAGTTATTAGACAGGTTCTCTATGCCTATGGAGTGGCTACAGGTAGTCGCTCACCATACTACAAAAGACAAAGCGTCCCTACTACAACAGCTTAAGTATGAAATGACTGTAGCAGACGTACACGACCTTATGGAGTATCAAGCATACGAGAACATGCTTAACTTTGAAGAACAAAAGAAAGCCAATATGCAAAAACAGTAGTTATCATAACCTAAGTCCTATATGACTGCAAATTATTAGAGGTGTTAAATGCAAATTGCTAAGATGTTTGCCAGTCTTGGATTTAAAGTTGATGAGAGTGGACTGAATAGATTCAAGAAGTCTATAGCATCAGCCAGAAGTGAAATGACTAACTTAGGTCGTGGTACTAAGAACACCACAAGACAGCTTAGGGGTTTAAAAACTTCTATCACTCAAGTCAGTCAGGCTATGGCTAAACTGAAAGGTACAGCAACCACTAGAGGTATCGGTAGAAGTTATACTGATATTGCCAGTGCTGTACGTAGACTTGATACCGCCCTCACCTCTATATCAACTAATCGTAAGAACATCACTAATGCCCTAGGGAAGATACACGCATCTGTGAAAGCAGGTAATCCCTTATGGGATAGATACCGCCACAGCGTAGTACAAACAAGGCGTGCTTTACTTAACCTAAACCGAGAAATAAACCAATTACGTGCTAATAGCCGTGTTGATGTTCGTATCAACCGAAGGGATAGTGGTGGTGGAGGTTCTGGAGGAGGGGGCGGTCGAGGTGGTGATGGAGGTTCTGGAAG